TGTTCTGCGGGCTCACGGCCAGGGTGTCGCCGACGATGCGAAGGTAGTTCCCGCTCTCGTCCTTCAGGCTGCGCATGGCGGCCAGGCCGGCCAGGATGGCCACCTGCGACAGGGCCGCCGTGTCCTTGTTCGACACCGACACCTCGGAGCCGGGCTTGCCGACGGGGTGGTCCGTGTCGAAGAAGTACTGCCCGTCGAAGCAGACCGACGTGAACCCGCCGGCCACCAGGCTCGCCAGGATCGAGATCCGGTGGAGCTGGTAGGCGCGGGCGAGCTGCCTGACGCGCGGCCCGACCACGCCGATCTTGTCGAACAGGAAGTCGTTCCGGTCGACGCCGATCGACGCCTCCCAGTCCTTGTTCCGGATGGTGATCGCGTTCTTGGCCGACAGGCCGTGGATGTGCCGGTCGCCGATCCACTCCCGCATCTGCGGCAGCGAAGCCAGCGACGCGTACGTCTCCTCCGGCGCGTCCGACGGGACGACCATGGCGAGCTGCTCCAGCTCGGGCCGGATGACCGCCAGCTCCTCCTTGTACAGCGCACGGAAGCCCTTGGCCGCCGTGTGCAGAACCTCGCGGTTGATCACGCGCATCTCGGTGTCCTCCTGGGCCTACAGGCCCGTCTTGACCCACACGCCGTCGGCGTCCACGGCGATGACCGTGCCCGCCGCCGACCGGGTGTTCGTGCCGTTCGTCTTCGCGACCGTCTGGTCGTCGACGATGTAGCAGGTGGTCCCCACCTCGGCCTGCGTGATCTCGTCCGTGTCCGCGCTGTTGGCCCACTTGAAGCACCCGGGCCGCACGTCCACGAACTCGTCGCCCGCCGACCCGCCGGTGTTGTCCACCTGGTCGTCCGCGCGGCCGGCCGCGACCTGGCCGGTGGCCGTGGCGCCCGGCGTCGCGTAGCCCGCCGCGAGCATCACGAGCGAGCCCGCGAAGATCTTCTTGTTCGCCGCCACGGGCAGTCGGAGGATCGACACCTCCCGCCGTTCCGTCGCCCGATCCGTCGTCAGCGCCGCCATGTCGTCAGCCCTCCTGCCCGGCCTTCTCGGCCTGGTACTTCTTGGGGTCCAGCTTGAGCTGCCCGCACACCATCGCCTCGTACTCCGTCAGGCCCGCGCCCGTGCCGCCGCCGGACGCCGCCGGCGGGACCACGCGACCCGACGCCACGACCACCGGGGCCTGCGCCACGAACGCCTCGAACCCGGGGCGGTCCTTGCACGCGTAGCCCTTCGCCCAGTCGCGCTGGGCCGGCGTCACCTTGCCGTCCGCGATGGCCTTCGCCACCAGGTCCTCGGCGTCGCGGTCGTCCAGGCGCGCCTTCAGCGCCAGGAAGTCCACGGCCGGGACCGTGTTCGCGGGGTTCCGCAGCGCGATGACCGCGCCCCGCAGCTCCTCGGGCTTGACCGCCTGCGACAGCGCCAGGCTCTCGACCGCGGACGCCTTCAGCGCCATCAGGTCCTTGACCGCCGCCGCGATCTCCGACGCCTGCGCCTCGGGCTTCAGGCCCAGGATCAGCACCGTGGCCTTTCGGCCGTCCTCCAGGATCTGGACGGCCGCGACGACCGCTTCGTCCGTCGCGTCCGGGGCCAGCCCGAGGACCTCCCTCAGGGTCTTCATGTCGTTCTCCTCGTTCAGGTCCTTGGCCACCAGGGGCGCCATGCCCCGGATCTGCGGTGTGTTGGTCAGGGCGACCGAGTGCAGGCGGGCCGGCGACTTCCCGGGCAGCAGCACCGGGCTCAGGTACCGGTACTCGCGGGCCGCCACGGCGCGGCCGCCGCGCTCGGTCCAGTCGACGAGCGCCCACAGGCCGTCGTCACGCGGCTCCAGGTCCTTGATCCAGCCGGCCGCCGGCGCGGTTCCGTCGGGCGAGGACCAGTCCCCGCCGAGCGTCTGGTGCTCGAAGTCGATGACCACGTCCAGGCCGGCCGCCTTGTACGCCGCGATGATGCGGTCCATGACGCCCCGGTCCACCTGGAACGGCGGATAGGAAACCGTCCGGACCGTGCCCGACGGTACGACCCGGATCCACTTCGGCGCGGCCGCCTCGCCCTCGGCGAGGACGAGCGGGATGGCGTTCTCGAGGAACCTCTTCACACCCGACCTCCGATCCCGTAGAATTCATTCTGTTGTGTGTGTCGTGGCGAGGGAGCCACCCCATCTTTACGCCACGACGCCGCTGCCCGGGTGGAGCTCCGGGGGCACTTCAACTCACCGCCCATACAGCAGCACCCCTCTCCGAAAATGCTCGTCCATATACCCGAACTCTTTTGGGCTGAACGCCGTCACCCCAACCCACCGGCCGCGCTCGATTTCGAACACCAGCGCAGCCCCGACCCGTGTCTTGTCCGGGGTCTTCCAGAGCTGCACGAACCGCTTACGAAGCACGATGCGACCATCCGGGTAGCGGGTCGGCGTCAGCCAGATCTCGAACGGTTCCTGAAGGATTCCCGGGAACGTACGCACGAAGCTTCCGTGCCCCGTCTTCTGGATCTTGGATTTGCCGAACACGTCCTTCAGCAGCGCTGCCGACACGATCACCGCCTGACCCAGGGGGTCCCGGATGACCGTCTCGCCGTCGAGTGCGATGCCGAATGCCTTCACGAATTCCTTCCAGTACGACTCGGGCTTCAGCCCTTCCGGCAGGATCTGGTCGGCCGGAAAGTCATCCAGTTCGGCAGGACGAATGTTGTGTGACGCCCGGCGGCGGAATGACTCGGGCCCCTTCAGATTGGGGAGTTCCGTGGGGAAGCCTTTCCCAGGCTTGATGCCCCCGAACATCACCTGCCCCGGGTGATGTGCGAACTGCGGATCCGGCATCAGCGCCTGCAGCCGCCCATCGCCGATATCGACCATCTTGCCGTCCCAGTCGGCGCCGGCCTCGACCTTGAGCCCGCGTGCCTTCAGTTCGGCCTCGGACATCCCTCGCGTTGTGCAACGGCAACGGAAGCCGTTCGGCGGGTACCACTTCTGCCAGATCGCGTCGTCGGCCGGGAACACCTTGCCATCGAGGGCGGCGTGTGTCGGGCGGGTCCGCGAGTCGTCGACCGCGTCGTACATCAGGTACTTCGCGCCAGACTCCTTCTGCTGCTTGAACTTCCCGACGTTGTAGGCCGTCTGGACGTTCGTGCGAAAGATCGTCTCGACGCGCCAGTTCCCCCAGCCGCGAGCCTGGATGATCGGCTTGATGGACTTGCGGAAGTCCCCGTAGCTCGTACCGCCTGCTACCGCGGACTCGAGCGCGGTGTAGACATCCGCCAGCACGTCGGCCTTCGCGACGCCGGCGAGCGCGAAGGCCCGCACCTTCGCCGCGGTCGACAGCTGCTTGAACTGGCTGGGCGTCAGCTGGACCTTGCTGGCCCAGAACGCCGCCGCCTCCTCGAACGGCAGGGGCTTCATCGGCTGGAGGGTCGCGTCAGGCATTCGCCCTCCCCGCCAGCTCGGCCATGAAGACCGCCCGGGCCATCAGGTCCTCGAACGACCCGGCGTCCAGGTCCGTGTACGCCGCCAGCAGCCGGTCCCGCAGGTCGTCGAAGTCGCTCGCCTGCTCGACGATCGCCACCAGCGGATCGACCAGCGCCCCGACCGGGGCCGCCGCCTCGTCCACGGACGCCAGCACCAGGCTCTCGATCTGCTGTCCCTGCGGGGACAGTTTTTGCGCGAGGGGCCGCAGCCCACTGCGACCCGGATGGGCCCGCATCGGCTGGGGCGCAGGGGCGCCGGCCGCGGGCCGAGAGAGCACCACCTCGCCGTCCTTCGGCGCGGGGATGTTGAAGATCTCGTAGACGTGCGACGCCGGGATGGGCAGACCCACGCGCTCGACGAGCGTCCCGTACGTCTCGGCCTTGGCCTTCTCGTCCTCGGCTTCCGCCAGGACGAACTCGAACGTCGGCATCACGCGCGTCCGGTCCCAGCCCCGGTTGAAGCCGAGGACCGGGCGAGCCAGGTCGCGGACGATCGTCTTCGCGATCGCCTTGGCGTCCGCTTTGAGCAGGTCCTCACGGACCTGGGCGTGCACCTTCCCGGCTGCGAAGGTCCCGGTGCTGCCGCTCGTATCCGTCGTCAGCGTCTGGCCCAGGATGGCCTTGGACATCGCGCGGTCGCAGTACTCGGCCAGCTTCTCGTACACGTCGGCCGAGCTGCCCCGCTGCGCCTCGACGAACTGGATGTCCGCGTTGCTCGGGATGATGCCGGCCGCGTTCGCCGCGATCGCCATGATCGCCTGGAGCAGGTGGTCCTTGTCGTCCTTGCTCGCCGACGGGTCGTACTTCCCGATCCGCAGCGGCATGCCGAAGACCTCGACGAACTGCACCCAGTCCTTCAGGTCGTAGTTCTTGAACAGGTACATCCAGGCGCAGACCCGCAGCATCCCCGCCCGCGACGGCGAGCCGGACCGCGCCTTGTACCGGTGCACGATGAACTTGTTCGCGGGCAGCAGCTCGCCGTCGACCGGCGACGCGTCCGTCACCAGGCGCAGCCGGTTCGCGTCGTCCCAGCGGAAGCGCTTCGGGTCGATCCACTCGATGCTCGAGGGGACGGCCCGGTCGCCCGTCTGCCACAGGATCTCGGCGACGCTGAAGCCCTTGCCGACCGCGTCCATCAGGTCGAGCACCAGGTCCTCGAAGTCGAGCTGCTCCAGGACCTCCTTCACCAGCTCGGCGTCCTTGACCGCTTCCGGATCGTCCGCGGCCGAGGGTTCCACCGACCACGACAGGCCCTGCACCGCGAGCTTGCGGGTCTGCAGCACGGACGCCAGGTGCGCGTCCTTCTCTTCCATCTCGGCGAACAGCTCGCACTGGCGCGAGACGTCGCCCTCATCCGCCTCGCGGAGGATGGCGGCCAGGCGCTCGGGCGTCAGGCCGCGCGAGGGGTACGTCGACCAGCGGTCCGCCAGGCGCGCGACCGCCACGTGCCGATCGTCCGGACGGCGCGACGTCTCGATCGGGCGCCCGTACTGGTCGAACAGCGTCGCCATCAGTACGCCCCCGCCGTGGTGAAGCGCCGACGCGCCGCCGGCGTGAAGTCGACCCGGCCCACGGCCGGCGTGGCCGCGCCGTGGATCGCCAGCATGTGGCCCCAGAAGTGGTCGGCGTGCCCGGCCTCGTTCCGGTCCGCGTCGAAGCGCGGGTTGCCGGCCGCCGTCACCACGCGCCGCACGCTGTGGTGCGACTCGCGGACGATGCGGGACGGCGGGATCCGGACCTTCCGATCCTCGAACGCCTGGCGCCCCGCAGTCGCCAGCTCCTGCTTCACCGGCCCGTTGAAAAGCACGCCCTCGACCGCGTACCGGCCGTACATGCGCTGCGCGTCCTCGACCACCTTCTCGCCCATGCCCGTCTGGTCGAAGCAGCCACGGATGACACGGTAGGCGTTCACCAGGCGCGAGTACTCCAGGTCCTGCGCCGCGAACGAAGCGTTCCTCAGCTCGACGATCTCCCGCGTCCACAGCACGTCGCCGACCTGCTCGGACACCCACTGGATCGCGAAGTCGCCGCGCCGCGCGATGTCGCGGCCGACGAAGCACGGCCCGCCCTGATACAGCTCCGGCCGGCCCGCGTCCTCGGACTCGCACGACGTAATGAGCGACCAGTCCAGCCAGGCCAGCGTGCCGTCCCGGGCGATGCACATGAACTCTTCGTCGAACGTCTCCTGGTCGCCCGCGATCTCGCGGCACTCCTCCAGGAACGCCTGGCGCTCGTCCTCCGTCGCCGGCCGCCCCTTGATCTTGTCGACCAGGCCGCCGTTCACGGCGTCGACGATCGTCACCGTGTGCAGGCTCCACTTGCTCTTCGGCCCCGCCTTCTCGGCGTCCGAGACCATGCGGTAGTACCGGCACGACCGGCCGTTGTGCGTGCTGATGACGCGCAGCGGGTAGCCCCACGTGATGGCCGGGGAGGCCGCGCGCCACATGGCGTCCTGGTCGTCATGGAACGCGTACTCGTCCAGCACGACCTTGCCGCCCTTGGACCGGAACCGCTTCGGGTTGCTCGTCAGGGCGTTGATGCGCTTGCCGTTCGACAGCTCGATGACGAGGGCCTTCACGGACCGCTCGCTGTCGATGACGCACTCGCCGATCGACTTCGCGGCCGCGTCGAACATCTTGATCCAGCGCTCGCAGTAGCGGATGTACTCCTCGGCCGCGGACTGGTCGGCCGAGCTGAACCACACGTCCATCCCGCCGTCCGCGCGCACCGCGTCCCGACAGTCCTCGTACGACTGGACGTAGGTCCACCCGATGCGCCGGCTCTTCTGGGCAATCTTCAGCCGCGAGCGGTCGGCCAGCCACCGCTCCTGGTACGGCAGGAAGTACCCGCCCTTGTCAGGCTGCGATGCCAAGCACCTTCTCCTCGATCTCCCGGATCATCTCGTCCGAGAGTCCGCCCTTCTTCGCGATCGCCTTGACCTGGTCCGCCGCCTCGGCCGCCTTCGCCTTCTGCTCGGCCCGGAACTTCATCCGCACCGTCTCGACGTGGGCGGACGACTTGGCGAGCAGGCCGATGGCCCGGATCGCCTCCATCGGGTCCTCGTCCCCCGTGGCCTCGGCCTTCATCACGGTCTCGACCGCCCGATGCAGCGACAGCTTGATCGCCCCGCTCTCCAGCTCGAGCGGGTCCATGCCGACCTCGTCGACGAGCGTGCGCATGAAGTCCTTCGTCTTCTGCGCCGCCTCGAGCTGCGCCGCGAACTCCTTGCCGTACCGCGCGACCGACGACTTCCCCACCTGGTGGCCCAGGTCCCGCAGCCGGTGGGTGATCTCCTCGTACGTCACGCCGCCCGCCAGCAGGTCGTTGACCGCGGACTGGACTTCCGTCGGGAACGTCGCGATCTTGTGGTGCTTGCGGCGCTTCGACAGCATCCTCAGCCCCTCACTTCGAGACGCCCGGGTCGGCCGGGATGTTCCCCTCGAGCAGGTCGATCCCCTTGGGCAGCAGCACCGCGTGCACGCGCCGGCCCAGGCCCTCGACCTCCAGCTCCTCGACCTTCAGGTAGCCCTTGCCCTCGCCGGCCAGGTACTGCAGGTGCTGCTCGATCTCCGGGATGGTGACCGACTCGCCGCCCGCCATCAGGCTCTCGGCGATGACGTTCGCCGTCGCGCCGTAGTGGTCCGCGATGCGCAGGACCCGCAGGATCTCCTTCCGCACCAGTCGCTTACGCGGGTCCACAGCCACCTCCGTTCTTGCAGGGCAGCGCGCCCTGGTTCTCGAGCACCTGGTCCAGCTTCTTGTCGAAGCCGGACATCATCCGGATGAAGTCGTCCCGCAGCACGTACGTCATGGGCAGCGTCTGCTCGTGCTTCGAGATGTGGTGCCAGATGCGGTCGACCTCTGCCGCCTGCGACGTCCGCATCGCCTTCAGCTCGTCCACCTGCTCTCGCCGGACGAGCTTGATCTCGTCCGTGAACGACCGTTGAAGGTCCTTCACGGCGTCGAAGTGCTGCTGCCGAAGCTCCTTCGTCTCGACCTGGTGCGTCTTGTTGATCTCGGCGACCGCCGCCGCGCTCGCCTGGAGCTGCTTGTCCACGTCGTCCTGGAACTTCTTGACCAGGCCCGTCGTCCACTTCAGCAGGAACCCCAGCGCGATGCCCAGCAGCACGATGATCGCGGCCATGCCGATCGGCGTGGCGAGCCCCTGCACGGTGTTCGTGTCCATCAGCCCCCCGCCTTCCGCTCGTCCCGGATCACCAGACGCTTCGCCTTGACCCGCCGGTAGAACTGGTACCCGGCCACCGCGCTCGCCACCGTCGTGACGACGACCACGCCGGCCTTCACGACCGTGGCCAGGTCCAGGTTCAGCAGGTCGGAAAGGTTCACTTCGACACCTCGGCCGGCTCGCTCGTCTCGTTGAACAGGGCGGCCGTCTGCAGCTCGACCAGCGTCGCCCCGTCGCACGTCACGGCCACCGTCGTCTTGCTCGACGTGTCCACGTCCCGCAGCACGATCGCCGCCTCGTCGCAGACCTTCAGGCCCGCGCATCCGGACAGCAGCGACGCGCCGAGCACGACCGCCACCAGAGCGCCCGCGCTCGCGGTCGGCGCCCCGTCGGCCGGGTCGGCCTTGTCCGGGTCGTCGGACCAGCCCACCGGCTGCTTCGTGACCAGGCGCAGGATCATGTTGACCACGGCCAGCACCGGGGCCTCCCAGCCCGCGCCGAGGTCGACGTCGAAGAACGTGCTCAGCGCCAGCGCCAGGATGGCCAGCAGGTTGACCCACAGCACCTTCGAGGACAGGAAGCTCTTGGCCTGCGCGTTCATGACGACCTCCTACTTGCCCACGATGAACGACAGCGTCAGCGTCCCGTTCAGGGCGGCTTCGTCGACGTTTTTGATGACGGTGACGAACTGACCCGTGCCTGCGGTCGTCGTCAATACCAGCGGCTCGCCAGCGGTATTGGATCCGAGGGCAGTCATGTTCAGAGCGATCGGAGTGCTCGCACTGGCGACCCAGGAGTTGACCACCGTCAGCGTGTACTCGCTGCTCCCCGCGGTCGTCAGGCTCTTCGTGGTGACCTGGCCGGACTGGGCATTCAGGGTGATCGAGTCGTCACCGTCCCCGTCCGAAGCCGTGCTCGACTCGATCGTGTCGGCACAGGCCCATGCGGTCCCGTTCCAGCGCAGGACCTGTCCCGAGCTGCACGTCGTCAGCAGGCTGAACGCCCCCTCGGTGAGCGCCAGCCCGGACCCCGCGGTGTACGTCGTATCCGTGTCCGTATCGACGTCGGCCGCGCATGCCCAGGCAGTGCCGTTCCACTTCAGGATCTGGTTTTCGCTGCACGTCATCAGCAGGCTGAACGCCCCTTCCGTCAGCGCCAGCCCGGACCCCGCGGTGTACGTCGTGTCCGTGTCCGTATCGACGTCGGCCGCGCATTCCCAGGCCGTCCCGCCCGCGTTGCGCTTGATGACCTGGTTGGCCGCGCAGTCGTTGGCGCCCAGGTCGTCCAGGCTGATCGAGCCGTCCACGATGTCATCGAGCCGCAGCCAGCGGCCGGCCCCCGCGTTTCCCGCCACGACCTTGTCGTTGTCGTTCGAGGCCGTCGACGTGCCGTGGAAGCCGTAAAGGTGCGGGGCGCCGTCCGCGCCGGCGACGACCAGCGTCACCATGCCGTGGTACCGGTCCGCCGCAGCCACCGCCTTCAGCGCCGTCACGTCCGCGACCGCCGTGTGCATCCAGCGGTCCCACTTCAGCAGCAGGTCCGGCAGCAGGATGCGGTTCGACTTCGTCGCCCAGCTCACCTGGTCCAGCCGCGACTGCGTCAGGACATCCGCCCCGGCCGCGCCCGTCGACCCGAGGACCGCCAGCATCAACAGCACCAGCCACGAACGCTTCATCGAACCCTCCTACGCCGCGGACCGGAACGGGTCCACGTAGCCCACGAAATCGGTCCGGGACCCCGGACCGGCCACCGGACGCACCTTGACGAACGCGTTCTGCGCCCAGGCATCCGCCGTCGTCCTGGTCTTCGACCCGCCGCCGGACGCGCCGATGGTGTAGGCACGGCCTTCGATGACCTGGGGGACGAACTCGACGTGCGTGATGTGCTGGGCGTCCTTGCCCCACAGGGCGAGGCATCCGCGGACAGGCAGATCGACCTTCTCGAACCGGTTGTAGAGCGCCTGGGCGTTCCAGTCCCCGTGCCGCGGGAGCAGCCCGACAGCCTGGAGGATTTCCACGCAGAGTCCCGAGCAGTCGAAGCCGGACGGGTCGTCGCCACCCCAACGGTACGGGGTCGTCAGGAACGCCCAGGCGTAGGTCGCCGCCAGTTCCCGGAGGTTGTCGTGAACCAGGTCGCCGTCCGGCATTTCACGGGTCCCGCGTCAGACAGCTAAATCATCGATTAGACGTGAAGATTCGGCTAGTTCCGGTTTGCTGGCTGCTGCGGGTTGCTGCGGGTTTCTGCGGATCTATTTTCGGTCCGCTCGAAGGCCTCGACCGCGGAGGAGGTGATCCGCACCGTCCGCCCGATCCGGAACGCTGCCAGGCGGCCGTTCTTCACGAGTCGTGCGACGCTGTCGATGCTGATGTTCCACCTGGCCGCCAGCTCGTCCATCCTGTAGGTGCACTTCTCACCCATGGGCCTCCACCTCCCTGCCGGCCCGCTCGCTGTAGCCCCGGCCGTGCATGTTCTTCAGCGCCTCGATCAGCACGGACGCCTCGGCCCGCGTCTGCGGCCACGGCTTGCCGCACAGCCGCTTGCAGAAGCCCTCACGCCGCGCCGCTTCCGTCCACTCCAGCTCGGCGAACAACTGGCGCAGCATCCACAACTGCTTCCGCGACGGCAGGGCGTTGCTGCCCTTCACCTGGGCCGGCCGCGCTGCCTCGGTACGCGCCGGGAAACCAAGCCAGCGGAGCTGCGTCAGCACCGCATCCACGCCCGCGTCGTCCAGGTCCTTCGCGCTGTCCACACCGCCCTGCTCGCGCAGCAGCATCCGGTACGTCTCGTCGTCCAGGCCGCGGTCCCGCTTCCCCGCGTGGATCGCAGCGAGCTGTCCCTTCGTCGGCATGGCCGCCTCCCTACGCCGCCGCCCCCTCCAGGGGCAGGGACTGCTGGCCGTCGCCCGTCGCCGCCGGGGCCGCGGGCGCGGACGACTGGCACACCCGGCAGACCACCGTGCCGTCCACGACGTACATGGACTCGACGCCGTGCATGCACCGCGCCGCTTTCCGCAGACCCGACCAGAGCGCCCCGGGAGTCTTCCCCGACGCCACGGCCGGACGCCCCGCCTCGCCCCGGTCCAGGTAGGCCCGCAGGACCGTCGTCTGCTTGCCCGGGCCCGACCACGACGTCACCTCGTTGACGTGCCCGCTCGACAGCGGCCACGTCTCCCGGATCGCCAGGACCAGATCCTCCCGCGTCTCGATGCTCTTCATGACAACCTCCGTCCGTTCAACAGCCCGACCGCCTCGAGCGTCAGGTCGCGGGCACGGGCTACCGAGCGTCCGTCCTCGCCACCGACGTCCACATCGCCCAGCAGGGAAACCGCCGTCGTGGCCCGCTCCCGGGCGAGGACGAGGCGGTACTCCAGGAGCCGCACTCGCTCCCGCAGTTCCGTCTCGACCCTCGACATCGGGAGGTCCTCGACCATCGCCTACCCCGCCGCGCGCACCTTCTCGCGGTTCACCTCGAGGAAGAACGCGTCCTCCTCCTTCCGGGTGATCCCGACCTTCTCCAGGATCTCGTCGCCCAGCTCGCGCAGGGCCTCCTTGTCCGGCTCCTCCTTGATGCGCAGGTACTGCAGCATCCCCAGCTCGCGCAGGCGACGGACCGTGTCGACGGTCTTCTTGATGTGCAGGCGCTTCGCCTTGCGCAGCCCGACCGTCCCGAACTGCAGGACCAGGCTACGCGCCGGGGCCATCTGATCCGCGCTGGCCTCGACGAACTCCTTGACCTCGCGCTCGAGCTGCTCGCGCCGCTGGATGAGCGGCCTGCCCTCGGCCGACGCCTTCTCCTTGGCCTGATTGCAGACCTCGGTCAGGCGTGCCTCGACCCCCTCGATCTGCATGTCCAGCCGGCCCAGCTCGAGCAGGTGCTGGTCAACCTGCTCCCAGCTCACCAGCTTCGGGCCCACCAGCCGCACCCGCTTCAGCTTGTCCCTGATCCCCATCGGAAACCTCCGGTTCGTAGTAGGTGTACGCGTCCTCCGGACCCATCAGGGTCCGCAACCGCCGCATCGACTCCTGGACCTCGGACGGCAGGGCCATCGGCCGCAGCTCGTCCAGCACCCGGTCCAGGTCCCGCTTGAACCGCGCCGTGTTGAAATGAACCATCACGCCTCCCCAGCCGGGGCGCCACGGGCCAGCAGACCGATCGCCTCTGCCACCGCCCGCTTCTTCGACGCTTCGAGGGCCTCACCTGCTGCGCCGAACGCACTCCGGGCCTTGCGGTTCGCAGCCTGGATCCGTCCGTAGAACTCGTCGTGCTGCAGCGCGAGGATTGCGTCCACGAGCGCTCTCTCCCGCTCGATCGTCTTGGCCGTCTCGGCCATCTGCACTGCGATCTCCGCGCACCGCTCGTTCAGCGTCGCGAAGTGGATCAGCAGATCCTTCTGTCGCTGCGTCATACGAGGTTTCCCCTCACGGCCAGCCACTTCGGGATCTCGATGGTCCCCTCGTCGCCCAGGCTGGCCTCGGCCCTGACCGTCCCGCCGGCGCCCACCTGGCTCCGCGGGACCCGCACCTCGTCCGTCCCGTCCGTCACAAGAAGGTCCGCGTCCGTCGCGGCCTTCACCTGCACGTCCACCGTCACCATCTGCGGCATCGCCTACTCCCCGGACGCAGTCGCGTCCCAGCCCTCGACCGCCACCGGCCGGCAGTACTTCACCGCCGGATGCCGGCCCGTCCAGCGCCGCCCCAGGACCTCCACGCCGCCCTCGACGAACGAGGCCAGCGCGATCGACTCGGCCAGCGCGTTGAACGCACGCGCCGACGAACCGGCCACCTTTCCGCGGTACATGACCACGTCGCCCGTGCTCGCCACCTCGAGCGCCAGCGCATCCCGCCGGGCCGCCAGCTCGGGCCAGGTCGTCAGCCGCTGCAGCGCAACCTGGTGCATCGGCACCGCGACCTCGAGCATGGACAACAGCAGGGCCCGGTTCGGGCTGGTGACGCTCATCGCCGCGCCTCCGCCTTCCCTCCGATCAGCATCACCTCGGCCGTGCGCAGGTGCCGCACGCTGACCGGCAGGCCCTCGCCGCTGGCCATCTCGAAGCCCAGGCGCAGCACCTTCACCATGCGCCGCAGGCCGCCTCGCTCGCGGGACTTGGCGACCAGGTACTCCTCGCAGTCGGCCGCCAGGTCGCTCGAGATCTGGCGGGCGATGCCCATGACGTCCTCGGCCGTCGCCCCCGTCAGCGTCACCTGGCGCCGAATCCCGACCCGGCTGAAGAGCTGCGCGAAGCTCGCCTTGCCCTCGCCGTGGAGCTGGCTGAAGACCTCGAAGTTGCCGCACAGGACCATGCCGATCTCGGCCCGATCGTGCAGCGCGCGCAGCGTCTCGAGCCCGCGCAGCGTCAGGAACTGCGCCTCGTCCAGGATGAGCACGCGCCCCGTCTCCTCGAGCGCGTCGACCAGCTCCTGGAGGAACCGCCGAAGCCCGCCCCACCGGGGACGCCGCCCCATCGCGATCGCCACGGCCTCGAGCGTCGCCTGGGCCGACGACGACGACGGGTCGCACCGGACGTAGATCGCGTCCCGGTGCTCGCGGCAGTAGCGCCGCAGCGCCACCGTCTTGCCCATGCCCGCCTCGCCGTACACCAGGCCGATGTCCCGGTGGATGTGCGCGAAGCGGCAGACCTCCATGACCTGCTCGGCGATCGCCGTGGACACGAAGGTCGACGTCTTCGGCGCCACCGCACGGCATCCCTCGATCGACAGGAACGAGCCGATCTTCGAGGCCAGCGCTTCCACGTCGCCCCGGTACGTCCCGCCCATCCACGACGACAGGGCGCTCGCCGAGATCCCGATCGACTTCGCGACCGAGGCCTGCGTCCGGCCCGACTCGGAGATCAGGTACTCCCGCAGCCTGGAGCGCACCTCGTCGATGCTCGGAACCGCTACTGTGCCCAGGGCCATCGCCGCCTCACCCATGATCGACCTCCGTCAGAATTCCTCTTGCGTTCTCGCTTCGTCGCGGGCCCGCAACAGGCGGAAACCCCGCGCGATGTCCTCGTCCGTGATGTCCGACAGGTCCGAGCCGACCGCCTTCGCCATCGGCTTCCGGCCCCAGGCGACGGGACGCACGACCTGGCGCCCCGGCTCCGGCGGATCTCCCGGGCCGGCTTCCGACCCGTCCGCCTTGCGGGCCGCGATGACCCGGCGCAGATAGTCCGGCTCCTCGTCCTGGGCCTCGAGGGCGCGGGCCGCGTTGGTGACGAGCGCCTTTTCCTGGCGGTACAGTCGCTCGCGTTCCCGGATCTCTTCGGCCGTGATGTGCCAGCCGGCGAAGCCGAGGTTCTCGGCGTCGCAGATGAAGCGGCCCTCGAGGTCGAACACGTACACGCGGTCCACGTCCAGCGGGTCGTACCGGACCGTCACCGTCTCGCCCTTGTGCTCGAACAACTGCAGGCCCGAGTACTGCTGGTCACCGAACAGCGTCACGCCGTTCCGGCCGACCTTCGCGACCTTCGTCTTCATGCATAGCAGCGCCAGCTCGGCCGGGGGCGCCCAGCGCGTCTCGCCGAGGCACGCCCGGAACACCTCGTCGCGCGTCCGCCCTTCCATGCCCCGGGCGTCGCTGGCCATGCCGTTGAAGACGTACTCGGCCCACTCTCCGAACAGCCCGTCGAACTGCTCGAGCGTCGGGATCTCGCCCGTCTTCTTCAGCAGGTGCTTCAGCCGCTCCGGCCGCTCGCGCGTGTTCCCGCCGCGGTACGTCGACCACAGGCGGCTGAACCGCTCCTTCAGGATGCGGAACGTCCGTTCAATCTCCTTCGAACGGGCGTTGTAGGGGCGTGCCCACCGGACGGCCAGGCCGAGCCGCCCCACGACCGACTCGAACGCGGCCTGGTTCAGCTCGAGCCGGACCTTGCCCATCCGGCCCCCGGCGAAGTCCAGCGACCGGAAGTCCTTGCCGTTGTCGAGCTGCAGCTCGGCCGGGATGCCCCGCCGCTGCACGCCCCGCTTGAAGGCCGTGACGATGCTGTCCGAGTTCGGGGACAGGCAGACGTTCCAGCCCACGTAGGCCCACGACCGGACGTCCATGAACACCGTGACCCACGGGAAGACAGGCTTGCCGCTCGGGCCCAGCACGGCCACGTCGACCTGGTGGTGGTCCGCAACCCAGATCTCGTTCGACCGCAGCTCCTCCCGGTCGCGCCGCAGGTACGCCAGACACTTGTCGTCCAGCGCCTTGTTACCCTCCCGCAGGCCGACGCGCGTCGCCCTCGGGATGTCCTGCACGTGCCGCTCCCACGTCTTCAGCGACGGGCACTCGACGCCCAGTTCCTTGGCACGGATGCGCGTCAGCTCGGCGCACAGGCGGATCGAGCGCTGCTCCTGCGACAGGTAGAGGCCGTCGAAGTACTGCGCGAGCGGCTCGGGCACCTTCGGCCCTTCCGCCGCCCGCAGCTTGTACCCGGACACCAGCGCCTCGAGCCCGCCGGCCTTCCAGTCCCGCTCCCAGGCGTAGACCGTCGGCGCGCTCACCGCGCGGTCCGGGTGTTCGGCCGACCAGGTCGCCGCGAAGGTCGCCACGTTTCCGAGCTTCCCGCGGCGCCAAGTGGTCAGGGCCTGGACGACCTCGAACCGCTCGCGCGCTTCCTGGCGGGCAGACTCCGACAAGGAGGCCCACAGCGCCGAGGTGGGTTCAGGGGCAGGAACCGGGGCCGCGAGGGTGGGGTCCAGAGTCCCCAGGGAAACGCCGTCCCGGACCGACTTGTAGGCCAGGACGTCCTGGCGGTGATAGAGCTTCCGGCGCCCCCCCCGGCAAGTCGCCTCCTGGAAGCGCCAACCGAGCTTCGTCGCGAGGTCTCGGGTGTACGTAGAATTAAGGCCGAGCAAATCTGCGACTTCCACAGACTCCATCCAGACGGATGGTTCTTTAACCAACTGAATCGTCTCGCTTCTGCGGGTTCGCTCTGCCATCTGCGACTTCACCTGCGACTTTCGTCCCACCATCTGCGGCTTTCAGCCCACCCTCAGCCCGTCCTCGTCTCCCTCGTCGTACGTGTCGCCGACGTCGATCTCCGGGATCAACTCGCCCTGGTCGTCGAGGATGGAGGGGCACTCCCCCTTGCCACGGCCCAGGCAGTGCACCAGCTCGCAGTCGCGGCACGGGCAGGGGTGCAGGTCGCAGGGACCGCACGTGCCGCCCGACTTGCAGCAGAGCCGGTCGATGTCGTCGAGCGTCTCGGCCAGCAGGTCGATGAGTTCGGGCGTCTTCATCCCTACCCCACCAGCACGGCCAGGGCGAACAGCACTGCGCAGACCGCCACGCCCGCCGCGACCTGGGCCGCGATGGCCGGAAGCGTGTGCGGGGCCACCAGATGGCGAAGGCGGATGCGCGCCGAGCTGCACGTCTGCCCCACGACCTCGAGGTCGCCGAAGTAGGCGATGCCCTGGTGCGCGGCCCACGTGCAAAGCGCGTTCGCGTGAATGCCCAGCAATGCGGCCACGTCCGGGACGCTCGCCCAGCCGTCCGCCCCAAGCGGGGCCGCGAGGTACGCGTTCCGGAACTGCGCCGGCGTGATGACCAGGCGCTGCAGCGGCCGTTCGCTGCGGAACGCATCGAGCAGGTTGTCTGACCGGGTGTCGGGGGCGGGACTCGAACCCACATCTCCGACCCCACGCCGGCGCTCGGGTCTTGAGCTACCCCGACGAAAAAGGTTTGAACCACTGTTGAAGCCGTTTGAACGCGCTCGATGCTCCATCTTCAAACCTCGTCCAAAGCGGTCAGGGCGCGAAGCGACCTCTCCCGCTCGGCCAGCCGGCGACGTTCCTCCACGACCTGATCCAGCTCCTGGCGGGCGTCCGCCGGACGCCAGAGGCGACACCCGCACTCCTCGGCCACCAGGCGCAGGGCTCCGAACTGGCGGCACGATTCGCAGAAGGCCGGGACGTACTCGAGGGGAAGACGGTGGAGTTGTTTCGTCTGCGCGGTGTAGGCGTCGAGCTGGGCGACCGTGATGGTAACGCCCAGCAGAGTGCTCATCCGCGCCGCGACCTGGTCCCGCCGGAACGGCGAGTGCGCCAGGTCTTCGGCCAGCATCGCCTTCAGCCGGGATGGGAATGCTCGGGCGTGGTCCAGCACCGCGACCGCATCGAACAACCCGAGCTGGCCCGGAAGGCCGGGCTTGCGTGGACGTGCCATCCCTACCCTCACGCGATGCGACGATGCTCGACAACCGTCTCGGACCGCTCGCCGCCAGTGTTCACGCGGCGCCGCCGAACCTTGGAAACCCGGACATTGACCACGGACGTTTCGCGTGTCACGCTAACGAGGGATAGGGCCTTCCGCCCCTGAATGGACCGTACGGAACGCCCGAGGAGACTCGCGATGCGCGACCAGATGCGGTCGGAATTCCAGTGCCCGTGGATGACCCCGGTCACCGCGCCACGCGTGACCCCCAGTTCCTTGGCGATCGCCTTCAGCGTGTATCCCTTCGACAGGAGCGCCAGCCGGATGGCGTCCCCGGAACTGACCTCAACTTTCAACGCGCGCGGCATTGTTCAACCTCGATTCTCAAGGAGGTCCCGCATCGTCTTCTGCACGGCACGCAGCTCCAGCATCCGCTTCTGGAAGCGGGCCTCTCGCCTGCGGAGGAACCGTGGGACGACACCGCCCGACTGCTTCATGTCCGCTTTCATGAGCAGCAGCAGAAGGGCGCGGTGCTCCTGCGGCATCAGCCTGTCCAGAACTTTCTTGGCACTCGGCATATCGGGCCCCCTGGGTCTGGAGAACTCGCTACCCGCAGATAGGATTGTTTCTCGTTTGAGAAAGTCAGTCAAGGAAAATCTTCTCAAATGAGTAACTTGTCGGAAAGACTGGCTTTGCTTGCGAGCAGGTACGGCTCTCCGCTTGCCTTCGCCAAGGCTCTCGAAATTCCGAACACGACGGTTTATCAATACATTAGAGGCGATCGGCGTCCTTCAGACGCGTTCCTTGTGGCGCTTGCTCGTTTGAGGATCTCGCCGCTGTGGGTTCTCACCGGCGAGGGTCCGATGCTCCTCGAGGACGCCGGACAGAACGAGCCCCCGGCGGCACCCGTGGATCCGGACCTGCTTCGCATCCAGTCGGCGCTCACGACCTGGTGGTCGTCGGCCGACGACGACGAACGCGCCTGGCTGAAGGTCCAGCTCCGGAAGCACCTCCCCGAAGTCTTCAAGCCGCAGAAGTAGCGCGGGCGTTTGAAGGCGTTATATTCGTGTTATCGTGTACTTGAATCGTTTGAAGCCCGGTTTGCACAGAAGTCTTGAAGGCGACAGCGAAGCGCGGTACCGTCCTGTATCTGCTGTGGAGGGCGTCATGCCTGTACCTACCAAAAAGAAGGGGAGCCTCTTCCTGCGCGTGCTTGTCTGGATTCCGCTGGTGCTGGCGCTCCTCGCGGCTGCATGGAATGCCGTTGACGCCATTGCGATTGCGGCGAAGTCGACCGATCTTGACCCGACCGGCGTGGCCATTGCCAGGGCGGCGATCAGCGGAAAGACCCTGTACTTCGCGGCGTCTGTGACCGTCGCGGGCCTCTTCGCAGGAATCCTGCTGCTGAGCCAGCGCCTGGGCCAGGTCATGGAGACCCTGGACGAGCCGGTTTCCTGACGATTGAGGATCACGCGCGCGAGGCAAGGTTCATTCATGCTGCTTTGATGCCGTGGTTCGACTAGTGGAGGTTTTCGGCATGTCGACGTTCGCTCTTGCCGCGTACATGATTCGAGTTCGAACCAAGAAATCCAAGGACGACTACAAGGCCCTGGGGTGCTTCGACGGTACCCATGACCTGGCTACGCTGGTATACGATCTGCTGAATCGGCTGAGGAGCTTCTCTCGTATCGATGGCGTGAAGTCCACGATGCAGGTGACCTTTCTAATCCGTGAAAACCGAACGGTATCGGGGATTATCGAAACGGGCGCCTATGGGTACGAGTCCAAGCTCAAGGATTCCGAGACTGGAGAAACCGTGCATCACCGGACGAAGCGGGAGGCTGACATGATCCCGTTCTACTTCCGCTTCTTCATTCCGGATGACCAGGACGTTGGCATCGTTCTCCTCCAACGCTTCAAGGCGTTCGGCGTACGGAAGCTGATCGATAGTGAACTCAACCAGTTGTTCACGAACTCGTTTCCCGACAACGTTCTCGAGCTGAATCCGCTGGTGCCGGAAGAGATCGTGAAGGAGTGGACCCGAAAGGGGCGTGTTCGCAGAATTCGTCTTCTTCGTCATGGACTGCCTCGTGCCATCGAGGATCGCATGTCGACCGGTAAGGAGTCGAAAGCCAAGCAGGGCGAGACCGAGCTTACGATCACCGTTGGCCGGGGAAAAAACTTTCCAAGTGGCCTGGTCGAGCAGTTCTCCGAGGTTCTCCGGGGCAAAGGCGCAGCAGGAATCTACTCTGTTCCCGACGTCGTCGACGACTTCGAGTTCAACAGGGTGAAGCTGGAATTCGATTCGAAGGCTACCGTCCACACTGTCGATCTCCAGGACTTCAAAAAAATTCGGGCACGCTTTCCAATTGATGGCGATATTACGCAAGGTGACGGGGGACACCCGACGTTTGAAAGTCTTCAGAAGGTCGCAGCCGATCTTCTCGCGAGTCTCGGGATTCGCGTCTACCAGCCGGCAGTCGACCTTGAGGTTTGACAGGGGGAGCCATGAGCAAGTTCCTGCCAATTCTCATCGTTCGCGATCACTTCAAGACGTTGCGGGCCTACGGGGCCAAGCGGGCGGATTGGCTTGAAGTCTTGCTGTTCTTCGGAGTGCCTGCGGTCTGCGCTGGCGTAGCGATGACTCTCGCGAAATTTTCACCTGATTTGGCGAACCTTCTTGCCACTGTTTTCTCGGTCTTCTCGGCCTTGCTGTTGAACCTGCTGGTCATCGTCCAGACGGCATCGGAACGTCTTGTCGGTTCGGCACCGACGACTGCGGGTGATGGAGTTAGTGCAGCTGCTGCCAGGGTGAATGAGTCCCGACGGAAGGATCGAATCGACTACCTGAAGGAAGTCCACGCGAACATCTCGTTCGGGACACTCGTGTCAGTCGTGCTGCTCGGACTGGTCTTGGTTCACGTCGTATTCTCTGGGGCCGGAACGGTCGGTTCATCCGACCGATGGGACCTTGCCGGCGAGTGGGGCAGGGGGGCACTGGAGTGTTCGATCTGGTACCTCGTTGGCATTTTCCTGCTCGACTTGTTCATGGTGCTGAAGCGGATTCACATTCTGCTGGACCGAACGATTGCCCCGCCCGACGATGACAGGAAGAATGCCGTCTGAAGCACGGTGGAACGCTGCTTGAATTATTGAGATGCTGTCGCATCCACGACGCCGTTCTGAAGATGGCTGTCGCGCTCAGTGACGTTGCGATTCTAGTTCTGTCGCTGAATCCCGTTGACTGACGTGGTCTTCCCGAGATTTCCCGTTGGTCCCCCGGACTCCCCGGATTCTCGAGATGACTGTCCCGTTACAAAGGTCGTGGTCGGCCTCGGACGTGAACGCGTCCACGACGACGACCACGACGACGACCACGTCTACGAA